AGTTTCCATCTGTTCAAATACTTGAGCATTATCAGACATCAATTGGAATCTATTTAATCCAAGTGTCTCTTCTACAAGTTTTGATAACTTCTTACTGCTTATATGTGGGATAATTAACTGACCCATCGGAGAATTAAAGATACCAGAAAGATTCTGAACGAGTTGAGCTGTTGCAGCAAAGTGCCTAGCGCCTATCGGTCGAATCTTGCCTTTTGCTGTAATATCTTCTTTAGTTACTTCTAAAAACTTAACCACGCCTAGATCATCATCCATCACTCGAAGGACATCAGAAGTATCAAGATTACGTCTAGCAACTTCCAGCATTGAATTTAACAAGGGTTCTAAAAACATTCTTTCAAAAGTGTTTATCTTCTCTTGAAAAATCCTAGATGATGCATTCTGTAAAGACTGTATCTCAAATGCTGTCTTCTCTCCGGGAGAACGAATACCCATCGCTTCTCTAGGAGCTCCAGCAAACTCTTCCATTTTCTGTTCTAAGATAGCTATTTGTGTATCTGCGTTAAGGGCAGTAGCATCTGGAGAAATCATTTGAACATCACCATTCTCATCAATATGGATCTCCTCTCCTGGAGCCCAATCAAATGGTTCTACTTCACCTATAATTTTTAAAGGAGGATAAGCGATAAAATCAAATACATCTGCTTTAAGATTCTCTAGATGGTCAATACGGTACTGCATACCTACTAAGTTATGCAAAGGGCCCATAGCATATAAGTTATCTGGACGAAGTCTCCAACCTACATGCTGTTTTGTACCTTTACCTAACCAAGAAGCAATAGGTTCTTTTCTTGCTACAATAGCTCTATCTATAATAGTAATTACATGGTTTCTAAGCAACTCACCAGTATCTGGATCATGAATATCTCCTTCAAGCTCTAGTATTTCTACATAGGGAGACTGATAATATTCATGTATATTGCCAAAACCATCAATTGAATATCCAGTAGCTTTTTCATAATCTTCAATAGTATAAGAAGAAGTAGCTGATCTAATCTTTTCTGATTGCTTGATCGCTTCTAACATATATGCTGATTCGGGTAAATCCTGAGCATCTACCTTTATTTCGCCAATAGTCTTAATAGATCTAGTAATCTTAGGACTATCTTTAAAAGAAGCAGCAGAAGAGTTAATTATCATATCAAGAGGAGATATTCTTATAGCCTTTGGTCCTATATAACCAGGTATAATCTCTCCTGTGGCAGGGTCTTCTATTATTTCGTTTACGTACTCTACATCTCCGAAAGCATTACCATAATCAATAAAGTCATACAGACAACGAGAGATAGTATCAATAAAGTTACTCTCTCTTGTCTTATTTTCCATATATGCTTGAATAGCTTCTTTCTTTTTAATCTCTTCGTCATCAATCGTGTATCCTTCCCACCTTGACCACTGATCATTTGGAAATAATGCAGCCATATAATTAGCATGGAGATTGTCTCTTATTTGAGTAAGCTTGGGAAGAGTAGTGCTATTCTTCCAAGGAAGAGTTTGGTTAGAGGTTTTAGTTGTATCGGTTGCAAAAATAAAATTTCTTAATTCGAGATTCTCTTGTATCCAAGGCATTCTCTGGGAATGTAGTGTATCCCATAAATGGGAAACTGCATTAGCGAGACTATCTCTTCTAATTATTGTTTGTAACTCTGCTACTTTTCCTGACATCGCTGATCACTCTTAATAGACTTGAACTCCGCCAAAACGGCGAGAGTAGATTATATTGTTTTTAACTTTAGATTTATTATATCGAGACTTAGGTATAACACAGATGTCTATTGCTGATGCTAGTGCATCTTTAATATCATCATGTGGTGGTTTAGCTAACATTAACTCTTCTTCGAGCAGTGTACAGTTACCACCTTTATAATGCCATACTGCTAAGTTCTGATATCGAGGCTCTAAAATAGAAGCTATTCTTTCTTCTTTAGTTCCTTCATGCCTGCTAGGCCTATACTCATCAATAGATATTGAAAGACCATGCGGCTTTATATAGTTCTCTTTGAGCTCCTTAACAATAGGTGCTTGACCCACGTTAACTTCAGCTCTTAACTTTCTAAATCCCCATTTCTGATATGCAGCAAGTATATGCTCAAAGTATACTGAAATCTTATCAGTCTTAAACCGATCTATCTCTAATACATATATATTACCATCAGAAGATGTACCGATAGTTACTAATGCTGTTGAGTCAGCCTTACTCCTTAAAGAGAATGCAAAGTCAATTGCAGCATATACATTTAACTTTTTATCCTTAAAGAACCAAAGACCACCTTCATTCTTTATGTATTTTCTATCATAATATTGGAATCTATCCCGAGTAACTCTTGCATGCTCTGGATCATTCGGATTATTATAATATTGAGCAAAGAACTGAGATGAATCAACATATTCGGCTTTTATCTTTTCTAGTTCTTTACGATTAAAACCAAAGACTTTTCCATCTGCCCTCATGTTTCTAGGCCAAAGGAAAATATCTTCCTCTTCTACCTTACGTTCCATAAGTTCATATACTTTATCTCTACCTAAGAGTTCTCCAGTATCATCATCAAACACATTGTATGTCATATGCATCATTGTGTCATAGAGATCTTTAGGATGATATCTTGTACCAACTGCTATCAGTTCAGCTCCGGGATTCTTAATAGATGCTAACTGTGAGTACATGGCTGCTACTCTTTCACGTCCATCATTCGTATATGCATTATTTGGTACAACTAAATCATCCAAATATATCATATCACAGTGTAGTCCTGCAATATTTGCTGTAACACCTCTAGCAGCTACGGTATAGTCTCGTACACCTTCTTCTGCTCTTGAATGATGGTCTACTATAACCTCTCCAGTCGTCCACCTAGTTCTTTTAGACTCTTCTGGATGAACAATACCAGGCCACAACAATTGAAATGCTTCACTCTCTAATATCTGCTTAATCGCAAAAAGCTGTGCTTCTGCTAGTTGTGCTGTAGCTGATATATAAAGAATTGTTACAGTAGGATCTTTAGCGATATCCCATGCAACCTTAACAGCTGCACAGTGACTCTTCTGATGTCCTCGTGGTAGGAGGGCTAATTGGTTACCTTTCTTTCCCTCTCGAGTCCACCATTCAAATAACTCTTCATGGAGTTCACCATAAAGTCTATTTGGGTTCATTAATTTAGCAAAATAAAAAAGATCAGCCTCAGCTTTTTCTTTTACCCGATCAATGTTTTTTAATAGCTGATTAGCCTTTTTAGACATTCGGTACTCTTTCTAGAAGAGAAATTACCTTTCGATCTATTGCTTCCATCTGTTGCTTCTTATTGGCAACTTCCTGTTTAGAAGGTCTTCCTCTCTTACCATAAGAAGTAACCTGCTTAACTAACTCTTTAGCTGCTGTAACATTACCTTCGACAGCTTTTTCTATTAAAACTTTTTTACCAAGAGATGCTTCTCGTATCTCTCGTTCTTCTCTCCAACTTTCAACATATGGTTTAAACCATGAGCATTTACACAGTCTCTTCCAATGAGTCCATGATCCCAGAAGTTTTATTGCTGCATCATACTCAGCTTCTTCTTGCATATAGATCTGATACATAGAAAGAGAACCTTTCCAATCTGTCTCTTTTAATGTATATGGAGGTATCCCATCAGTAGATGTTTGATGTCTAAATTCGTAGAACAATCCTTGTGTTAGCTGAGATCCAATCTCGCTTAAAAATCTTTCTCTGGGATATATCATTACTTGCCTCGTGCTACACCGTTACGTTTCTCGTATGATCTCATTCCACCGAGCCCTAACATTCCAAGAAGAACAGGCATCATTGTAGACATATCAATAAGAGTAACAGTTATTCCCGGAACTAGGTCTATAATAGGAAATACCAAAAAATTTAAAGTAAGAGCTAAAGAACATGCCCACCCAGTAAATGGCCTCCATCCTGCAACAAAAAGAGATTTATGTGCTGCTTCTTGCTTGTTTACTTCTATCTGTGCTTTTGCTATTTCATGAGAATGAGTCTCAGCCATTGTAGCAATTTTATGCGCTAATAACTCACGTTGATCTTTATCAGGAATAACTTTATCTAGTATTGATGCAACTGGTCCTATCAAAGCTGTCCACATATTATTAACGCCTCTGTGATCTTACTTGTTTCTCTTTGTTCTTTGTTCTTTTAAAAGAGAGTACAGTCATTATTGTACAAATAACTGCACAAATTGCTGCTATTTGATGTTGATTAGCCCCTATCCATATCCATCCTGATGCAGCGAGTCCACCAACTGATGAAACTTTGCTCACTATCAGAGGACCTTGCTCTGGCTGCAAGGGTAATTTAAAACCCATTCTTTTTATCCTTAATATGTCCATATTACGTTATGTGGGAAGCCTTCTTCACTTGATAACGAATCAAGATGAATAAAGTCTTTTCCCACACCTATCCTCCCTACATTTATATTATTAGCAAAAAGGGCTTCTATTATTTCAAACTTTAATCTAGAATTAGCACGTATATCGATGGCTTTTCCTGTAGTATGTGGACCATTCTCTCCAGTCGATGAAACGTGTAAATTATACTCTGGGCATCTATATGCAGATGTTACTATAAAAGGCGTTCCGACTTCTGCTCTAAGATCCTCTAAAAGAATCATAAAAGAAGAATCCATTGCCTCTTCTTCACAACCACACTTACACTTCAATTCTTCTTCAGTAAAATATTTATACATTAGTATATTACTCTTAATAACATTCTTAATCTTTATTTTATGTTATGACAAATATTCTTCTTGTTGCAGCAGCAGCAGCACTAATTTGAAATGCAAATCCAGAAACCGATACTAAACTATCAGATTCAGAATTATCCTGATAAACTATACCATTAGTAACAATTAAATCAGCCATTACGCTACAACCTCAAGTGTAGGACAAATATAGATAGTTGTCGATGGTTTAGTACACCATACTTGTAAGATGGGTACACTATCAGCACCCGCATCACCAGAAGTATCTATATCCATTTGATATCTATTTTCAGAAGTTCTGCCTGTCCATGCTTCGGTATTCGTAGTTAAAGTTGTACCGGCATTTAATGGGTCTGGAAAAATACAACCAGAAACAGCACTTCCAGAGCTTCCTTCCATATTACCCAACTGCTTTGTTGTACCATCCGGATATATTGCAACAATAGATATATCTACATCATCCAAAGTTGCAGAAGACAAAAGATGCATACGTACCGTATCTGTACTTGCACTAGATAATGCGGCCCAAACAGATGCCGGAAGTTCTAATTCCGTTGGCTCATTTACCGAAACAGCAGAACCGGTTGTTATTTTATAAGATACTTTTTGTGCTGAATCTTTAAATGCAACCGAACCATCACGATAAAAACTTGTATCATCTTCAATTTCTGATTCTCTACATCTTTCGTAATATTGATATTCTGCTGCTGAGGACGAGGATGAAGATCTAGTAGCTTTAACTTTCCTATAACCTATAGTGAAATTTACGGTGTGGATACTGGCACTGGCATGGAGTTTACATTGGTCAAGTATGCACCTAGAATTTGAGTGGCCAGTACTACTCCCGGGGGAGGCGAATATCGTACCATCACATGCAGTTAAGTCGGTTCCGAAAAATTCTGCAATTCCACCAGTTCCTTCCATTGAGTTACTGAGGATATTTTGAATAGCCCCCGTAGAGTGGGTAATACTCCCGCCAACCCACCTCATATGTCCTCCTGAAACTATTAGTAGATAAGGATCATAAGCCCCAGTAAGAATTAAGTCACAATTAAAGAATTGAAACTTCTGGTCTGTGCCAACATTGAAGAACTGCATAAAGGAAGCAGTCTGATTCATAGTAAAGGTACAATCAAAGAAGTTAGCTTCTATTCCTGAAGTTCCTGCATTTGAAGCACTATCACTGAGCTCAAATTCCATTCCATACACATTACAATTTCCGTGCAAATATAAATCATTAGCACCAGAACTAACAGTTTCTTTAGCTCCTTTTTTCATAACTGTACAATCAGTATCGTCTACACTGATAACTAGTACAGGGATAGTGATTCCAAGACCTACTGCTATCTCCTGAGTACTTGAAGAGTTGTGGACATCAGACACATAAACAATATCTCCGGCAACAAGCCCCCCATAGCGTACATCATATAAGCTTCCAAAAACATCACCTACTGCCATGCTACTAAAAGCACCTGTACGCGGAGAACCATCTCCACCACCGGATGTCTTCGTTCCATATCCTGATTTAACATATATATGAGTAGCCATTAGAAGTCATCTCCATCAATTAAAGTCTGGTAATCCTGCATAACTGTTACTCTTTGAACATCGGACAAATATTGATATCGATCTTTCATTCTATCCCATTCTCCTGAAGTCAAACCCTCAGAAGATAATGCAGCAACTACTTGACCTAATGACCAAGTATTCGTAAGCCGGAAATCGTTAAACCGATCAAATCTTCGAAAAGCTTTATATGGATTTTCTTCGTCTAAAGCATTTCTAAGAAAAGCCAAAGCTACTTGTTTGTCAGTTGCCTCTTTATTAGCTGCAATTGGAGAATCTTGCTCACTAGCTTCATTAGCATCACTCTTAGTTCTACTTGCTTCTACAAGAGACGGTAATGATAGTAATTTACTATCCCATTCTGCTTGATTTTGTGCCCTGATAGACCTTCTTTCAGGGACTCCAGCATCAAATGTAAAATCTATGATCCCCCTAATAGAGCCATCTGCCTGTATGTTAGGGCCGTTAATTATTACTGTATCTACAATAGCCATTAATATTAATCCTGAGAATAAGTGATAGTCGTACAAAGTTCATCTACAGTTCCGCTTTGTGCAGTTGTTTTCAATGCTACCCAACTATCTGCTGGAATCGTTGCATCACCAAAAGAAGTAAGCTCTTGTCCAGTAGTAGTGTTCGTAATAGCTGTTGCACTAGCTAAAATAGCATTAGTAACAGCAGCCCTAGAAGTTCCATGCGTCGGGTTAATCGTAACAGAAGGAGTAGAACCTACAACAACAGCATTTATTTGGCTGACAGTTATTGCAACTGGAGTAAAGAACATTGCAATATCTTCAGAAGAAGTAGGATCTTCTACTGTAATAGACTTAATTATATTCTCTGCTCTATTAGTATAAGTGCCTGCACCAGTACGATACATGATACCATTAGAAGAGAAGTCACCATCCATCACTGCGCCAGCTGCAGCTACATTTGTTGCATCTGTTACATCAGCCGAAGCTTCAATAGCATCTAACTTAGATTCATCCCCTGATAAAAACGCACCTATTCGCGCATCTTCTACTTTAGCAGCAGCTACAAGTTCTGCGCGGGTCATCTTTTTAGTGGTGCCGCTAGCGCCTTGAGTAGTGTCACTAATATCGACTATAGGGAATACATCTCCCGTTGCACTGCTTGCCCCAGTTAAGGCGCTTAGTGCTGTTGTTTTTGTGTCTGCCATAATTTTTTAACCTAATAGTAAATTGGAGGTACCATCTTCTAACAGTAAGTTGCTAGTACCATCTTCTAAGAGGAGTGCTGAGGCTGCGCCTACCAGATTTCCATCCCACTCTTGAAGCATGTCATTGAAAGTTCCTGTTAATCCAAGATCTCTAAACATTTCTTGTAAACGATCATCTATAGAACCAGTATATCCCTGAGCACTCGTATACTCCCAGAATGCATCGTTTAACTGACCTGATGTGGTCGCAGCTCTTATCGCTGTAATAAGATCCTGATAAGATGCCATTACTTACCAAGCCTCTTAGCAAGGGAGTATCTTAAAGCCTTTAAGTACTTTGCTGCTTTACCAGACTTATTAAATACCCACTGCATTATTTCATGTACAACAAGTACAGTATAGTATGCAGTATAGTTCCATGCTTTCTTAATATATTTCATTTTTTTATCCACTGTTCTGACATGGCGGTTGCTATGCCTTGATAGGTTAAACTTCTTAACTTCCATCTATCTTCAGATGGACCTAACTTATTCTGTCCAGAAGGAGTTAAATTTTTATTTCTTTCTTCTTCTATCTTTGTTTCTTTTAACAAAGGAAGATTTTTTAGCCACAATCCAGTCTTCTTTGTTTCTGGATGTCCAAACTGCCAAGGTTGGATGTATTGTGTAGCCTTACCTAGTTTTGATCTTGTACTTAATACTCCTACTGGATTTTCAATACAGATCTTATCAATCGGTGCATTCCAAAGAGATTCAACAAAAAAAACTGCATCTTCTCTTTCTTTAGTGCCTGCCCACCATCTGTTTCCTGAGACACATATGTGGGTACAAGGTGGAAATGCTATCATTAGATCCCACCCTTGATCTAATACTTCTAATACATCTTGCTGTAAATGTGGTCCAGGTGTTTCACTTGGAAGTATATCACAACTTATTGCATCATGTCCCTGCTTAATGAATGCATCTCGTACTCTTCCTGAGAACTCACATGCTACAAGAACTCTCAATCTTTTATATACTTATTAATAGGTGCTGAACAAAGTCCTTCAAATAAAGAAGCACGATCTACTTCAATAATAGCCTGCACATGAGGATAACAGGTATTGTTCAAAAACTCTATAAGAGGCTCTGCTAATGTATTAAACTCGTCTATTTGATCTTTAGTAAGTAGCATTATTTTTTATTCTTTATACCCTTACGTGAACTCTTACGTCCACCAGCTGCTTTACCAGCTTTGTTACCTATTCTTCCGCCCTTGGCCTTACCAGCCTTAGATCCCTTACGACCTCCGTCTGACCGGTTAGCTTCCTTAGAAACGACTTTTGTGCTTCCCGAGCCACCTCTACCACTATGGTGAAGCTCTTTGCCTGCCGCGATCTTCCCGTTTTTACCTTCATGCTTCCTGCGATCCCTATTCCGCTTTGCATCACCAGAGCTAGAGCCAGCGTCAGTTTCCTTACGCCTTCTAGCTGTAACTTTCTCTTGCTTGTAATCTCTCTTCTTAGTTGGCATCTTACTTCTTTTTCTTAGGGGATGTAGCACGCTTCACAGCTTTCTTGGCTGTAGCTGCGATTCTCTTCTTACCTTTGTAAACTCTTAGAGCTTTCTCAGCATCGCCTGTCTTACCGCCCCAAGCTTTACCAGAGGATTCAGTAAAAGCTTTAGAGTATACCTTAAAGCCTTCAGGGGTTACTGGACCACGTGGAAGTCTCGTAGCTGTTATTGGTTTTTTCTGTTTACTTTTTAATGGCATAACTTATAATCTCTAGGCATTTTATTTAAAAGTCTTCCCAGTCTTAGGTCTAGACTTCCTTTTTTCTTTTTGTTGTAGTTGCTTTCGTTTACCAGCACTTCCTGTAGTCGTTCCGCCTGGAGTTCCTATCTTATCTATACGTTTAGCTTTAGAACTACGTCTTGGTTTATATGCTGTTCCTTTTCTACCAGCTGCAGTATCTTTTCCGTGCTCTTCTCGCCTTTCAAGTTTAATATTTTCTTTAGTTCCAACATCTCCTTTACGAGGTTTAGAACCAGAAGTAACAGTAGTATTCTTACGATTATCAGAACTCTTCTTTACTTTAGGTTTTGCTTGGCGTTGCTTTGTTGTCTTCTTTACCTTAGACGCTGCTTTACCAGCCTTTCTTGCTTTACTGATTGATCTAGCAGCCCTAGCTGCTCTGATTATACTCATTGCTTAACTTCCATCTTAACAATACTATTAGTAGGATATATTCTTTTAATACCTCTACGTATCGATAACTCATTATACCCATTAGCTGAGATAGTATGAGTATCTCTTATAAAAGCACCACTAGTTTCATACAAAGGAATAGGATCTCTCATATGAACAATATAATGTAGTCGAGGCTTTCTACGAGTTCTTACTCGTATTCTATCCATCAACTTACGTATTCGTCTATGCATTATGATTAAACTCCAAAGGTTCTTCTGCGTTAATCTCTTCCATCAACATCTCTCGGATCTTATCTTCATTCAAGCCTTCACGTAACAATTCTTGTATAAGCTCGCCGATTGTTGTACATCCATGTGTATCCATACTATAGTTCAAAGACAATTTTCTCGCCTTCCTCATTAGTCAGTTCCATCAACCAAGGTGTAGGAACCCCATTTTTTTTCAAAAGCTTTTTAGCTCTCTTGATCTCTTTTTTAGAAAACCCACCTTCAGTAGGTTTTACCTTTATAGGTTTATTAGTACTCATCAGCTACCTTTAATCTTTTTAATAACTTTGTTAGCTATTTTAACTCTGGCTGGTTTTTGGTAGGTGTTGCCTTTTATAGGTTTTGCTACAGACCACTTCGCAAGTGCAGCAGCTGCTTTGTTCCTTTTAGGTAACCCAGCTGCTTTTCTTATTTTGGCTCTTTCGCTAGCTTTCTTAGGCATCTCTTATCCCATCAGTTGGTGTTACTTCTTACTCTTCTTAAGTACTTTCTTTTTATTCTTAGCAATGGTAGCTTTCTCTTTAGCAGTACCAGTACCTTTAATACGTTTATTTCTCTTAACTCTCTTAGCTTTTAACTTCTTAACTACTGAGTCAAGTTTACCATCTACTTTCTTTTTATGTTTAGTGGCCACTACTTCTTCTTCTTAGCAGTGGGTGACGGAATGTTCTTTATGATCCAATCAACAGCACCTTTAGATGGTCCACTGCTTCCCGGAATCTTACTGACAACCTTTCTAGCACCTTTGTCTAGACCACGGTTTATAGCTTCAGCTCTTTTCGTTTTACGTCTGTCTACTGCACGCTTTTTACTTTGAACAGTCTTAGCTGCTCCAGTTTTACCGTCTACTCTCTTTTTCTTAGTTGGCACAGATAATATTCCCCAGTCTGTCTCTACGTATGTATTTAGGTAATGCTGTAGGTTTCTTTTCGTCTGTTACTTTCATTCTTAATAGAACTCCATACGTTCGTTTTCTATAAAAGATGCCAAGCCTCTAAAGCACTCGATTCCTCATACCCTCCAAACCTTGTTATCTTATATCGAGTGTACTTACATCAAAGTACCCTCTCAAAAGCTAAGTAACAAGCTTTTTCGCCATTAGACAACGTAGAAATAGGAAAGTTCAGTAAAAGACTAAAAAAATATTAAAAATATTTAATTTAACTTTATACTTCGCGTTTTACCCTTTTGTTCAAGAGGCTGGGTATGGCCTAAAAATTGCTCGATAATGCTGAGGTGTAATGCATACGTATCTTTGCCCCCCCAATCCCCCCTTATACCCTTTTGTTATAAGAGGATATTTTTTTATTTCGATAAGGTCTAATACATTTACACAACCCGGAACACTCCTTGCATATCTATTCTCTTTATATATAACAGTATCCTTGGCACGATAATTGCCCTTGCATATACTATGCCAACAATGGCAACATGACACAAATTGACACACTATTCTTATAAATGGGAATCAACCGACAGCCATCAATTAAGGTAACTTACCAGGACCTGGCCGCAAGCTATTGATTTATATAGGGTTTACTACTGCTGCCTATGACTATGGCATAAATATTGCACGTTTATTGACAGTGGTTACAGATAACCGCTTGTAACCCAACGTAGTAAAACTAACCAGTAAGGAGATACATACATATGAAATTGACCGGCATATACAATAACAGTGGCTTGCACTGTTGGACTATCATCAAGGTTGAATATAAACCAACAGAGAACCCTTATGCTGTTGTAGACCAACATGGTAGAACCCGTGCATACTTTGACGCATACTCAAAGGCTGCTCTTTGGACTAGACAGAACATCGACAAGAGGTGATCTATGATGATATACAATGGTTACAAATATATATAGAAATGATTAACAAAGAAAGGAAAAATAA